GAAGGAGAACCTGGATGGGATGGGTTTAAATATATTGATCCTAATGTAAAATATTGTTCTAAAACTGGTGTTATTTTGGGATGAATGTAAATCTTATAGTTGCAGATAACTTTTATAACAATCCTGATGATGTAAGAAACTTTGCATTATCACAGGAGTTTGCAGTAAGAGGAAACTATCCAGGATTGAGAACTAAATCATTTCTCAATGAAAGTAATAGAGAAGTCATAGATGCTCTTGTCTCTCATGCCTCTGGAGGTGTGACTGATTGGTTACTTGATGAAAATGGCGATGGATATACAGGAGCATTTCAAATTTGTACATCAATGGATCGTACATGGATTCACTCTGACTATAATAATATGTGGGCAGGAGTATGCTATCTAACGCCAAATGCTCCATTAAGTGCTGGTACTGCATTGTATAGGCACAAAAAAACTGGGGAGAGAGCATCTATAGACAACATTGATCATGGTGAGGATGGACATGATTATACAAAATGGGAAACTGTAGATAGGATAGGAAACATTTACAATAGATTAATTTTATATCCTGGTAAGTTATTTCACGCTTCTATAGATTATTTTGGAAGTAATCTTCAAGATGGTAGATTATTTCAAACATTTTTTTTCAATACAAGGTACTGATAATGTCATTAGCATATGTGATTGGTTCTGGAACTGCTGGTGCTACATCAGCAAGGATACTCAAAGATAATGGATGGGACGTAGAGGTCTTTGAAACCAGAGAATATCTTTCTGGCAATTGTTATGACTATGTTGATGAAAAAACAGGATGTGTAATTCATGCACATGGACCTCATGCTATCCATACAGATAATGATCGTGTTTGGGATTGGTTGAATCAATTTGCAGTTTTCAATAATTTTTCTGTTGAAGTATGGGCAAACACAAGTCTTGGAAAAATTCCTATTCCATATAATGACAACTCAGATAAAATTATTGGCAGAAGATTATCTGACACTGAAATTAAGGAATTAGTATTCAGAGATTATTCTGAAAAAATGTGGGGAGTTAAGTTAGAGGAACTTCCTATGGGCATTTTGAATAGACTTCCTATAAGAAAAAAAGGTTCTAATGGGTCTTTCACTCAACAAAAGTATCAAGGTCTACCTAAGAATGGATTTGTGGACATGTTCAAGAATATCTTTGATGATATTCCAGTTCATTTAAATGTATCAAAAGATGAATGGCGAACACTCAAAGACAAATGTGACTTGTTAGTTTTTACTGGAAAGGTTGATAATTATTTTGATTATCAGTATGGAAAGTTATCTTATAGGTCATTGAACTTTGAACATGTCTATTGTCCTAAGACAGTGTATATCCAACTTAATGAATGCAACAGAAATAATGAATGGAATCGTGCTATTGACCACTCTTATTGGTACAATCAAGATGTTGAAACTACAGTAGTTACAAGAGAATATCCAGTAGAACATATTGAAGGATTGAATAATCCATATTATCCTATGATTTTTGGAAAGTATCTGGAACAGTTTGAACAATATAAACCATTAATGCAAGCAGAAAAAAATACAATTTTTGTTGGAAGAACTGCTACTTACAAATACTTGACTATAGATCAGACTATAGCAAGAACAGCAAACAAACTCAAAAGAATGGGATTTGTTGATAGAATACTTACACCTGAATTATGATGAAAAATACGAAAATTTGTTTGAATATGATGGTTGGTAATGAATCTCATATCATTACTAGAGTTCTTGAGTCTTGCTATAATCACATTGACTATTGGGTTATCCAATGTAATGGCACTGATAATACGCAACAAATTATAGAAAAGTTTTTTGAAGAAAAAAATATTCCAGGATATTGTTATAATGTTGAGTGGCAATATCCTGGTTGGAATAGTGATCATTTAATTCAAGAATGTTATGATGCAAATCACCAGTGTGATTGGTTGTTTAGAATTGATGCAGATGAAGAACTTTTAGTAGATGATGATTTTGATTGGAGTGTATTTGAAGATACCTCAATTCAATCTTGGGATGTTGTTGCTACCACTGGAGATTCATCCTGGTTAAGAAATAGAGTTTGGAATGCTAATTTTTCTTGGAGATTTAAGCACGATAAAAGACATGAGTGTATCATTCTTCCTGGATGTGGTCCAACAGGAGAAGAATTTCAAAGAGTTCTTTTGGACAAAGGGTTTAGGCATTTTATCAGAAGTGAAGGAGATACTTATACAAGTCCAACAAAATTTGTAGTAGATGCATTAGAACTTGAACAACAGCATGTATCTAAAGGTTCTTTATTGTCAGACCCTTATCATTTCTTTTATATTGGAAAAAGTTATAGCGATTGTTATGGTGTAGATGGTCTTCCTTTGGGATATGAACATCAAAAAGAATATGCAAGAAGATGTATTTTTTACTTTACTGAGTATATAAAAAACTTTTATAATGGTAATGAGAATGAAATGATATATTATTCTCAATATCTTATAGGTAGTGCTTATAGATTTTGTGGAGAGCATGATATAGCAATTGAAGAGTATATGAAATGCACCCCACTTTGTTTAAGTAGAAATGAACACTTTTGTGGCCTAATTGAATTGTATTTATATAAAGGTGAGTATGAAAATGCTTATGTCTATGCTTCTATGTTAATGCAAGAAGACAGAAAAAATCCTTTTCCAAGAATTGGATTTTTGATCCACAATCAATGTTATTATGATACTGGAACATATGTAAAAGTATTGTTTGATCAAGCAAAAGAAAAGTTAGAATCTATTAGTTGACATTTTATTATGTGTAATGTATAGTATAAGTTAAAAGCTCCAATGAAGTTTATCACAGTAAGTAATTTAAATCCTAACCCAGACAAAAGAATTTTTGTAGTAGATAATTTTTATTCTGACCCTTATGAGGTAAGAAATTATGCACTACAACAAGAATTTATAGAGGATTTGAGATATTATAAAGGTAAGAGAACAGAGGAAAAATTTTTTGTTCCTGGAACAAAAAAAGCATTTGAAGAAATCATAGGTCAAAAAATAAATGTTTGGGATGAATATGGAATGAATGGGGTTTTTCAAACTTGTAATCCACAAGACCCATTAGTATATCATACAGATCATCAACAATGGGCTGGTATGATATACTTAACACCAAATGCACCATTTCAAGCAGGAACATCTATGTATGCTCACAAAGAAACAAAAGCACGACATGTTTCTGACCCTGAAATTGAATCTGCTTTTGATGGTGGATTTTATGATGGAACAAAGTTTGAACTTGTTGATTCTATTGGCAATGTTTTCAATAGGTTAGTTATTTTTAATGGCAAATGTATTCATTCTGCTTCACAATATTTTGGACAAACATTAGAAGATTCAAGATTATTTCACATGTTCTTTTTTGATTGATATGAATTACAAGTTTAGTATTATTACACCAGAGCACAGAAAAGAAAACATTCCTTTTTTGATGGAACTTTATGAAACCATCAAACAACAAACATATACAAATTGGGAATGGATTATATACTTGAATGGTAATTGTAAAGCATCTCATCTTCCTCAAGAATTGAAAGATGACCAAAGAATTAAAGTTCGTAATGGAATCACACATCCTAATGTTGGGTTTGTGAAAAACAGGGCATTTAGTTTGGGGTCAGGTGATATTCTTGTTGAGGTAGACCATGATGATTTACTTTCTGAGGATTGTTTAGAAGAACTTAATAACGCATTTCAAGACCAAGAAGTTGGATTTGTTTATAGCGAAGATCTTCTTTATGATATGAGAGGTGATGAATATAAGATTCCTTGGAATCCTGAAAATGGATGGACTTATAAATGGATGAACTTCAGAGGGGAAGATTTTATTAAAATTGATATGTTTCCTGCAACAAGTCACAGCATTGGTATTATTTGGTATGCTCCTGACCATGTTCGTGCTTGGAGGAAAAAAGTATATGACCAAGTTGGAGGACACAATCCAGACTTGAATATTTGTGATGACCATGATTTAGTCATCAGAACATACTTACAAACTAAGTTCTGTTTTATTCCAAAAGTTCTTTATTATTATAGATGGTTGCCTGGAGGAGACAATACTCAACTTCAACGAAATCAAGATATTCAAATTAAAACTTTTGAATTGTTTCATCAATATGGACAACAACTTGCAGAAAGAGATGCTGAACTAAATGGGTTGATGAAGGTTGATATTGGTGGAGGATTATTCCCAAGACCAGGATATACTACAATTGATCAGGAAGGTGCAGACATCACATGCGATTTGAATGATGGTATACCATTGCCAGATAATAGTGTTGGTGTTATCAATGCAAGTCATGTCATTGAGCATTTAAAAGACCCAATCAAAACTATGTCTGAAATTCATAGAGTTTTATGTGATGGAGGTTGGGCATTTATTGAAGTTCCTTCTACTGATGGTAGAGGAGCATGGCAAGACCCAACACATGTAAGCTATTGGAATGAAAATAGTTTTTGGTATTACACAAGAGCAGATAAAGCACAATATATAAGAAACACCACAATTAGATTTCAAGAATTTAGACTTGAAACTACTTGGTGGGAAAACAATGTTGCAGTAACTACAGCATGGTTATGTGCCATAAAATCAGATAAAAAACGTCCACATCCAGTAAGAATCTAAGGTTATGAATTTTACAGTTTACAGCAAACATGGTTGCCCATATTGTACTAAAGTTATTCAAGTTTTGAATACTCTTAGTGTATCAAAGGGGTATTCAATAAGAGAGTATGTTCTTGGAACAAACTTTACAAAAGAAGAATTTTATAAAGAATTTGGAGAAGGTTCAACATTCCCTCAAGTTATTTTTAATGATAAACATCTTGGGGGTTGTTCAGATACAGTCAAATACCTTAAAGAGAATAATTTGATTTGATGGACTCTATAAATAATGACAGTACTCTTCCTGTTAACAGGGGTATAGAGCTAGTCTTAAAAAGGAGGACTCCAAACAAAAAAACATTCTCAATATGTTTTGAAAGAGTGGTTATTTTTTTCAAACGAAAGATAACCATTTACTTTAATTTTTCCTTGAATGTAGGAAAACCAAAGTAATTTAGGAGAAACACTATGTTAGCAATAACCCTTGTCTTTACTGTATTATTTGTAATAATGGCAATTGTTTTAGGTGGTTTAGTTGGTTGGACATTAAATCAATATGTCTCACAAAAACAACCATATACTTATCATCCAGAAATGTTTGATGAAAATGGTGATGTATTAGCAGACGACCTTATAGCATTTAGATTTGAAGGTACAGAAAATATGGAAGAGGAAGAAGAAACAGAAGATTAATTAATGGAGTTGAAAATGAAGTTGCCACCAGACCAGTTGTTATCTGAGATTATTCAAAAGGTATCAAATTGTAAAACAAGAGACGAGAAAATAGAAATTCTTCGTCATTATGATTCCCCTGCTTTGAGAGCTATTTTAATTTGGAACTTTGACCAAAGAGTTCAATCTGCTCTCCCAGAAGGTGAAGTCCCATACACCCCAAATGATGCTCCAATTGGAACAGAGCATACAAGACTTGTTCAGGAATGGAGAAAGTTTAACTATTTTGTAAAAGGAGTAACTAATACTCCTCAAGCAAAAAGAGAAACTATGTTTATTCAAATGTTAGAATCTCTTCAAGAAGTTGAGGCAGAATTAATATGTCTTGTAAAAGATAAGCAATTGCATAAAAGGTATAAAGTTACTAAAGTAGTAGTTCAAGAAGCATTTCCTGATATTGTTTGGGGATAAAGTGAAAAGTAAAATTAGAGTTATAAAAGAAAATTGTGATTTATCTGCAGCAAAAGATAAATCACTTCCTTTAGATTCTTACATTGTTGAATATGACAATGGTGATGGAGTTTGTATTGATATATCACAAGGATTGCGAGTAGATATTTTTGACCATTATTATGATAGATATGGAAATGTTATTTCTATGAAATGGACTGATGGAAGGGTAAATCCAAAACTTTATAGCGAGCAACAAAAGAAAAAGAAAAAATAAATGGGAAAACATTATCTACTAAATCTGTATGGTTGTTCGTTTGTTCTTCTGGATGATGAGCGCTGTCTTATAGACCTATTGGAAAATGCAGCAGCAGCAAGTGGAGCAACAGTGGTTCAGACTGTATCTAAAAAGTTTGAACCACAAGGAGTAACTGTACTCTGTTTGTTGTCTGAAAGTCACATCAGCATTCATACTTGGCCTGAAGAAGGAAAGGCTGCAGTAGATGTGTATACTTGTGGGGATTGTAATCCTAAGATTGGATGTGATATTATTATACAGCAGCTCTATGCACAAACCCACACTCTTAGTTACATTGAAAGGTAAATGCTAAATAACCCTATATGGAGACTACATATGCTCTCTACCCAGTATAGACTACGCTTAGAGGCAATTTGTGCAAAGATTGTACAACATGAAGAAGTAAGTCTAGAAGATATGATCTGGGCAGAAAAACTTTCAAGAGTTAATAGAACTGCAACAACAATGTTGAGGCAAGCAAGAAGGAAAGCAGAGAATCCTGATATGCAGGAGGGTGATTTGGACGACTTCCTCAATCAATTAGATATTGGTGGATTAGGTAACGAAAGATTTGGTGTCAATAGATTTAATAATGTAGATGATATTGTAGATTTCTTCAAAGAAGATAAACCAGAAGATTGGAGACAAAGAGACTAAACTGTATAAGTAAGTAGGCATAAATTTTTGTTAAGGAATCCTGACAAATACCATACATAATGTTAGAATTATGAGGTCATACAAATGAAAGAAATTCTTTGTGATGATATTCTTTGTGCGTGGAGGTCATTATGCACAATCTTATTTCTTACAATCAACTTGCATCTTGGAATCATTTAGAAAATACAATTAGTAAATTTACTGAGGAAAACGAATTGATGAATGATTACTTTAATTGTTTAATTGAGTGTGATAATAATCAACAACAATGTAAAAAAATCTGTAGAGAGATATTAAAACAATTGTAATGATGGTTGGGGGAGTTGCTCTCCCCCTTTTTTTATGTTAGAATACCTGAAAAGAATTAACTTATGAACAAAGAAAGAGTAAAATTAATAGTCAAAAATATGGAACTATTAATTGATTCACTTAAAAAAGAATTAAATGAAACTGAAACTGAAGATGTAGGAGAACAAATCATAACTACAATTCCTTATGTAGAAGATTATGATGAGGTATTTTCTGGATGAGACTTAAAAAAATGTTAAAGTTGCTCAAAGAAGCAACAAAAAATAATGGGTCAATCTATACTCAAGCAGAATTAAATTATATGAATAATCAACTTGAAGTGATTGAAAGCGAATTAAAAAAATTAGAACATAGAGACTATAAAGGATTTGGAAAAAAGTATGAAACCAATAGTTAAATTTGTTAGTGTAACTCCAGATGCAGAAAAGGCTATGGCATATATTGCCAGAGTTTCTAATCCATCAAATCAGGATAATGACAATTATGCAGGTCTTCTGAAGTATTGTATTAAGCACCAACACTGGTCTGTGTTTGAGCAGTCACACATGTCCCTTGAGATTGAAACTACAAGGGGAATTGCTGCACAGATTTTGAGGCATAGGAGTTTTACATTCCAAGAGTTTTCTCAAAGGTATGCTGATACAAATCTTCTTTCTGAACATATTCCTATCCCAGATTTGCGTAGGCAAGACACAAAGAATCGTCAAAACTCAATTGATGACATCTCTGAGTATGTAAAATTAAAACTTCAAGGAGAAATTTCAGGGCATTTTATTGCATCTAAAAATCTTTATAATCGTCTTTTGGAAGCAGGAGTTGCTAAAGAATGTGCAAGGTTTGTTCTACCTCTTGCAACACCAACAAGAATTTACATGACTGGTTCTTGTAGGAGTTGGGTACATTACATTCAACTTAGAGAAAAGAATGGGACTCAAAAAGAACATATGGATATTGCTCTTGAGTGTAAGAAAATATTCATTGAACAATTCCCATCAGTATCAGAAGCTCTTGAATGGGTCTAAATAAATTATCTTGAATTTGTAACTTATGGCATTATATCCCATTATCCATGTAGAAACTGGTGAAAAAAAAGTAGTTGAAATGAGTGTTCATGACATTATGGAATGGTATAAAGACAATCCTGAATGGAAAAGGGATTGGTCTGAAGGATGTGCAACTCCAGGAGAGGTTGGTGATTGGCGTAACAAGTTAATCAGCAAGAGACCTGGATGGAATGACGTTCTCGAAAAGGCATCAAAAGCACCTGGATCACGAGTAAAAAAAATCTAATGGCAAGAAACAGAAGAAGAAACACAGGAGATTCTCCTATTGGTATTGGCACTACAGCAAGAAACAGGAAAAAGAAAAAACCAATTAGTGCAGAAAGTTTAGTTGATATTCAACCATTAACTGCAAATCAAAAGATACTTTTTGAGTCTTACAAACAAGATAAGCACTTGTTTGTTTATGGTTGTGCTGGAACTGGTAAAACATTTTGTGCATTATATTTGGCACTCAAGGATGTTCTTGATGAATTAACACCATATGATAAAATTGTTATTGTAAGGTCACTTGTGTCTACAAGGGAAATTGGGTTTCTTCCTGGAGACCATGAAGACAAATCAAGTCTTTATCAGATTCCATACAAGAATATGGTAAAGTATATGTTTGAACTCTCAAGTGATTCTGAGTTTGAAATGCTTTATGGCAATCTTAAGTCTCAAGAAACAGTTACTTTTTGGAGCACATCATTCATTAGAGGAACTACTTTAGACAACTCTATTATCATTGTAGATGAAAGTCAGAACCTTAATTTCCACGAGCTTGATTCTATTATCACTCGTGTTGGTGATAACTCAAGGATTGTATTTTGTGGTGATGCTACACAATCTGATTTAACTAGAAATAACGAAAAGGATGGTATCCTAAACTTTATGAAAATTATTCAAAGAATGCCTGAGTTTGAATCAATTGAGTTTGGTGTAGAAGATATTGTCAGGTCTGGATTAGTCAAGTCTTACATTGTGAATAAAATGGCAGCTGGATTTTAATGTTTAGACATATTGATATGAATCTTCCCAAGTTAGAAAGGGAAGAAATTGATGGGGTAAGATATTATAAACTACCTGGAGAGGATAAACTTTCCAGGTTAGTTTCTATTACATCAGTTACAAGTTTTCATAATAGACATATTTTTGAAAACTGGCGAAAGAAAGTTGGAGAAGAAGAAGCAAACAGAATTAATAAGAAAGCAACAAGTCGTGGTACTGATTTGCACTCTTTAGTAGAAAATTATCTTCTTAATGAACATCTTCCAGAAGTTCAACCAATTTCAAATTTTCTATTCAAAATTGCTAAGGAAAAACTTGGCAACATAAATAACATTCATGCTCTTGAAAGTTCTCTTTATAGCAAACAGTTAGGCATTGCAGGAACTGTAGATTGTATTGCTGAATATAATGGTGAACTGGCAGTCATAGATTTCAAGACATCTAAAAAACCAAAACCAAAAAATTGGGTTGAACATTATTTTGTTCAGTGTGCTGCATATGCTTGTATGTTTTATGAAATTACAGGCATCCCAGTTAAGAAACTGGTCATCTTAATGGCATGTGAAGATGGGGATTGCGTTGTCTATGAAGAGTATGATAAAATGAAGTATATTAGGTTACTAAATGATTACATTAGAGAATTTGTTCAATCTAAACTACAAGAATATGGAAGATAAATTAAAAGACGCATTAGAACTAAAGTTCCTATGTCCAGCAAAGTTTTCTCAAATCATAGAAGAACTTGTGAAGACAAACGAAGAAATGAATTACATAGATGCTATAGTTCATTACTGCGAAGAGAATGGATTGGAAGTAGATTCTGTATCTAAACTTATTAGCAAACCACTAAAAGAAAAAATTAAGTGTGATGCTATCAACTTAAACTTTTTGAAAAGAACATCCAGAGCTAAACTTTTGATATGACCTCCTTTGATGCTTATAAAACTTACCTTGCACTGAAGAACCACTTTAGTAAACCAAAGTATGACTACTTCAAATATGCAGGTAAGTCCAGAGCATCAGTAGAAACATTTAACAAACGTAAAGATAAGTATTGGTTTGAGAGAATTAGTAGACAAAAAAATGACCAGGAAATAAAAGATTTCTTTGTTGCTAATTTTGTGAAAAGTGATAATCCACAGTCAATGTGGATTGGGCAATTGATGCGTGAAGGTGAGGACTGTTATAAGGAATGGTCTAAAAGACAACAAAGTTTGTCTTACATTTTTAAACAAGAGTCAGAAGATTTGTTGTCATCAGGAACCATAGATGAGATTCTTGATGCCTCAAGGCAACATCCAATCATTCTTAAAATGTTCCTGAGCGGGAAAATTAGTATAGAAACACTAGTGGTTTGGGATAAAATTTTCCTGTTCAGGAACAATTTTGATAAGCAACTTTTGGACCCTGTGTGGGAGATAGTGTCTTTAAAGATACAGAAGTATTCTTTGTTTCTAAATATCAGTATACAGGATTACAAAAAAATGTTGAGAAACATTGTAGAGGGGTAATATGGCCTTCTTTGATTCAGAAATAGTTCAGAACGAATTAAAAACTATAGAAAATCTTCAAAGGCATTTGACCAGAGGAGTTTTGAGACTACCAATAATGTCAAAGGCAGAAAAGCTTGAGCATGTAAATTTGTTATCTGAACTATTAGAGAAACAAAAAATCCTGTATACCAGATTGTCATTGTCAGATGACCCTCAAGCCATAGAAAAAAAGAATGAAATTATTGAATCATCTAAACTTTTAGGTTATGGCAACCCTTCAAATATGAATCTGGTTTTTGAAAATATGCAAAAGGTTATTGCCAGACTCAAGAAAGAAGCAGAGGTTGACAAGTAACCTTTGTTTTGTTATGATGTCTGTGGATAACTAATCCAATCAATCCAACTAATCCGAGGTAATCTAATGTCTTTTTCGGACCTTAAGAAAAAATCAAGTCTTGGTTCACTCACTTCTAAACTGGTTCAAGAAGTTGAGAAAATGAATTCAAGCAGTGGTTCTACAGATGAACGTCTGTGGCGACCTGAAGTGGATAAAGCAGGCAATGGGTTTGCTGTTATTCGTTTTCTTCCTGCACCATTGGGTGAGGAACTTCCTTGGGCAAAGGTTTATACCCATGCCTTTCAAGGTTCTGGTGGATGGTTTATTGACAACTGTCTGACCACACTGAATCAAAACTGTCCTGTATGTGAGGCAAACAGGGAACTGTGGAACACAGGAAGTAAAGCAAATCAAGATATTGTTCGTGATCGTAAGCGCAAACTGTCTTACTATTCCAACATCTATGTTGTTCAGGACAAAACACATCCTGAAAATGAAGGAAAGGTATTCCTTTATAAGTTTGGCAAAAAAATCTTTGATAAGATTACTGCAGCAATGCAACCAGAGTTTGATGATGAAACTCCCATTGACCCATTTGATTTTTGGAAAGGTGCTAATTTCAAACTGAAAATCACCAAGAAAGATGGGTATTGGAACTATGACAAGTCAGAGTTTGGTAGTTCAGAACCACTCTTTGATGATGATGATGTTATGGAAGCAGTCTGGAAAAAGACTTATTCTCTTGCTGAATTTACTGATGCAGAGAAGATGAAAACCTATGAACAGTTGAACACTCGTCTGAAAGCTGTTCTTGGTAAGAAACCAGTTCAACAAGATGAATCATTTGATGATGAAGATGATGAACGTGGTCCTGTTCCTACTAATGAAGAACTACTGCAGGGAAAATCTGGTGGAACTCGCTCACAAAAGAGTTCTGTATCTTCTAATGAAGATGATGATGACACCCTTGCATACTTTGCCAGGTTGGCTGAAGAGTGATTATCTTGGGGAGAGGACTCTTAAGTTCTCTCCCTTTTTAGTGTTGTCATTAATATATTGAGAAGAGAATCCATAAGACATAATAGTTCTTAAATCATCAAGAGCAGCTTGTAAGAATCTTGGTCTTAAAAGATAAATGTTTCTCTTCTTATCATTCTGTGCAATCTCATACTCATAGATACTGACAAGTTTAACTGGAGTTTCTGTAATGGTTAAGTTTGTTCTTTCATCATAGTAAGTTACAGAAAAATTAGAATCCACAATTTTGCCTGCAGGAACAATCAGTCTTCCTCTTGAATCAGACAAAGGAGTTGTTTCATAATGATGTGGTGATGCTAACTCTGCTTCTGTATATTTTCTTTCTAAGTAATCAGTAAACTCTGAATCAGACAGTGGCCATTCAGTTCTTACATTTAGGATATTGTTGGAGATTAAAACTAACCAATCATAGGTAGGACTTCCATAAGTTTTTTCTGCTACTTGTTCTGGTCGCTCTTCACCAATAATTTTATACTTGGTGAACACAGTTGCAGACTGGAAAAAGTCATCACGAATCTTTGCTCTACGAAAAAGATTTTTGACTCTTGCATAATCATATGAAGAGTTTCTGTTTGGATTTTGTGACTGATAAAGTAAGTCTGATACTTCTCTGAAATACGTCATTATCTTCCTCCTGGATTTATTCCTGGTAGACCTATTCCTGGTAAACCGTTTGCTAGATCATTTGGCAGTCCTATTCCAGAAGAAGGTGTTGGGGATTCTGAAGACCCAGTAATTTTATATTCAGACCCTTCAGGACCTATGCTGTTTTCTGCTCCATCACCTTCTGCATCATATTCATCATTATAAACTGGAGTAAGTTCTGTAAATGCAAGTTGCATTACTGTTGCTATTGGTTGAGATCCATTTGGTCCATCATAGGCAGCATAAAATCCATCAGGAGTATAGTTGACTGTACAAGATACTAATGCACAAGTTTTTATTCTTCCAATACCCTCAATATCTTTATCTGCTCCAGTTACAAATTTTAATTTAAAAACATTTGGAGTTCCAAGATATATTGATTTTTCTGCTACTGTGCTTCTTCTTGGAGCCATTCCTTTTTTGAAGAATTTTACAATACTTCTAATATTTCTTGCTTCATCTGCACTTCTTGGCGTCATTTTAAAACTAAATCCAAACTGTCTTAGTTTTGGACCATTAAATAAAAGTTCTAAGTTTGGATTAATAGCAACTCCAGTAACTCTGTTTAAATATGCTTCTGGGTCTACGTTTATTCCTCCAAGTTTTATTAAAGATGCTGCAGCATTTGTAGTTAAAAATTGATTCAACCTGTTTTTAGTTTGACCACTAAATAAAGTTTCTCCAAGTCCTCTAACTGCATCTATTGATTCTCCAGGATTAGCAGTGGCAAGTCCTTGAGCAGCACGAGCAGCAGGATTCATTAAAGCTGCAGCAATAGTTGATAGGGAACTTTCTCCCCATGCAGTTTGGTTTGTTTCTGAAATATCATTAGGCATAGGTAATACAACCATACCTAAAGATTTTGTTAATTGAGAATCTCTATTTCCCAATAATTCAGATATTTGATTTATATTTGTATTGGCAGCAGTGATACCAGAAGGGACATATTCAATTTGAGTTATCATAATTCTATCTTGTCCATTATCAATAGATGTGGGATATTTTAAAAATGATTCTTTTAAAGCTCCAAATGTATTTGTTGTATCAAAGTTTTCTAATTGACTTCCTAATCCAGTAAGTGCTTGTGGATCTATGTTTGCATTTGGATTTTCTGAATTTGGTCCAGTAGCAATTGGATTTTGATCTAAATTGGGGTCAGTTGGTGTTGATGTTTGTAATGATGATGCAAGTTGAGGTGCTAGTCCAGATCTAGTATTAACTGCAGCATTAATAACTTGGTTTTGAACTGCTTCATAGTAAGGACTTCCAGGAGTGTTTAATGATGCTATAGCAGCAGCACCTAAAATAGGATCTCCAACTTTTGCGCCAGGAGGAAGGGAATTTTCTGATCTATAATTAAGTGTTCTAAATGTTTTCCCACCATCATTACTATAAGCTGCTATAGAATATCCTCCAGGGTCAAAATTGGATGTACTTGTAGGAGTTCCTCCACCAAAAGTATTTCCAGCACTATCTCTTCCTCCTGGAATTGCAGAATAATATACATAAATTTCGCTTGAAGTCACAGTTCCTGAAGAATCTTCTTCGTATTTTACAATTGTTCTAGTTGGCAAATTAACTCCATTTACAGTTGGAGTTGTTTGTTCTCCATATAAAAATTTTACTGTATCAGCCATTCTTATCTACCCCACACCTTGTCTGAACGGATTGGTATCTCTACCCCACCCAAGTCCCTTACAAATTCTTCTACTGGTAATAGACACATAGTTTGCCATTCTTGTTGTGCTAATATCAAGTAAGGGCTTCTTACCTCTGATAATAAGTATTTATGTGCTCCTTTACGAAACTTTGGGATTCTATCTTCCATTAAACTCATCACAAGACCCATTCTTTGTTCAGGAGAATAGTAATGTAAGTTCACTGCAAAGAATGACCTTGCATCCATTTCTAAAACAAATGCTAAAGGATACTTATCATAAAAGGGAAGGTCTCTTCTTGTCTTTGCTTTATACTTATAAAGCATTAAGTTGAATAGCAAAGGAAATGATGTGCTTCTATTTTGGTCTCGCTCCAAAACATCTCCAACTTCATCTGCCCTTTCTTCTGTTATAATATTTTCAGGACTTTTATCAAATACTTTTTCTCTATACCATTCTCTTGGTTGACTTCTTCCTCCAGTCTCTTCTTGGATTTCTTCGAAGATAGTTTTATAAGCCATTATACCCCCAAGTGGTCTTCAGTCAATATTTGAAACTCCCATCTTCTATCCTCACAAAATTCTTTTGCTGCTTTCCATTTTGCTTGGTTCTTAGCAAACTCTTTTATTTCATACATTTGCTTTTGTGACACACGCTTTTGTGCTTTAGGTCCTTCAACTTGTCTTTTTGGTTTTATTTCAATCAAACTTTCTTTGATATTACCTTTACTATCTTTGTATTTTATAAAAAAGTCAGGAAAATATCTATGTACTCTTCTATCTATTGGTGACAAATAAGGAATCCAAATTTCTTCTGATGCCCACTTCATTATATTTTCATTCAAATCACAGTAGGTCATAAACTTTCTTTCCCACAATGACCTGTAGACAATATTGTTTGGGTCTCCTATGTATTTTTGTGGATAAGAAGGTTTGTATATTCCTTTATAACTCATACATATAATATAGGCACTTCAAAGTATTTAGATGGCAGTAGATTACACTAAGTTGTATTATAAAACTGATGATATATTAAAGAAATTTAAACCTTCTTTATCTAATTATTTTAATGTGCATGTAAGTGCTGACTATGATGGTATCAACCAATCTTTTGAAAAGGATATAGATTTTTTGGCATATGAGGCAGTTCTTCCAGGAACTTCATATGAAACCACGCAAGTATTTGGAGACAGACAAGGAATCACAGAAACATTTGCAAATAAAAGAGTTTATCCTCCTGTAGATATAAGTTTTTATATTGATAATAACTATAATATTTTAAGATTTTTTGAAAGTTGGATGGGATATATTAGTCCAAATTCAGGGGTTCCTTATGAGTCATATCAAAAGTTTAATTATCCTCAAAATAATGGATTAAGTGGATATAAAAAAGAAGTTATTATAACTAAATTTGAAAGAAATTTTAGAACCCCTGACCAAAGATTAGTTGAGAATGGAGTATATGATGTTCCTGATAGTAACTGCACTTATATTTTAAGAAATGCTTATCCAACTAATGTAATTGCAGTTCCAGTTTCATATGAAGGCGCAAATATATTAAGAACAACAGTAACATTTAATTATGATATTTACAGATTTGAAAAGTCTGATGGAAAACCAATAAATGGTGATGGTGGAAATTCAAGTGCTCAACCTGGAGGAGATTCTGGAGCAACATTGGGGGAATTAAATAGACAAGTTAGATTGATTAATGAAAATATTCCTATCACTGGATTAAATCCTAACCCAAGAGATGTGGGATAAATAACTAAACCTGAATTTTATATTTTAATATGCCTTTACCTACAGTTGCAACTCCAACCTATGAGTTGACATTACCATCAAACAAAAAGACTATTAAGTACAGACCTTTCTTAGTCAAGGAAGAAAAGATTCTTATCTTGGCTATGGAAAGTGGTAATTCAAAAGATATTACTAATGCAGTTAAGAATACATTGAAAGATTGTATTTTAACCAGAGGCATTAAGATTGATTCTCTTCCAAGTTTTGATATTGAGTATCTGTTTTTAAATATTAGAGCAAAGTCAGTTGGAGAATCAGTAGAATTAATCATCACCTGTCCAGATGATAATGAAACACGTGTAGATGTTACTGTTAATATTGATGAGATTGAAGTTGTAATTCCAGAAAATCATACATCTGAAATTAAAGTTGATGATAGTATTACAGTTAAGATGAAGTATCCATCACTTCAAGAGTTTATTGATAATAATTTTGATTTCTCTGGACAAACTGGAAGTAAAGAAACTATTGACAAATCATTTGATATTGTTGCATCTTGTGTGGATATGGTTTATACCAAAGATGAATCTTGGTCTGCTGCTGATGTTACTAAGAAAGAATTGATTGAATGGTTACAGACATTTGATTCAAATCAATTCAAAGGTATTGAAGAGTTCTTTGATACTATGCCTAAACTTTCTCACACATTAACAGTTAAGAATCCAAACACTGGCGTTGAGAATGAAATTGTATTGGAGGGACTCTCAAGTTTTTTCGGATAGTCCTTAGTCATGAAGATTTGGAGTCTTATTATAGAGTTAATTTTGCCTTGATGCAGTATCATAAATACTCTTTGACTGAGATTGAAAATATGATGCCGTGGGAACGTGAAATCTACTTAACTCTTTTAGAAAATCATATCAAAGAAGAAGAAGAAAAAGCATCAAGAGTAAAATAAATGACTCCAGGAGATTTTGGATTTAAAGATAGAGTATCTAGATTTATTTCAGGAGCAAGTTCCAGAAGTAAATTTGGATTCTCTGCTACGCCAAAACTCACAAGAATTGCTGGGATGTTTCCAAAAAGACAAGTCCCTCAACAAATTGTATCTGGGTCTTCTGAACAAACAGATCCAGAAATTGGAGCGCCAAAAAGAGTTATTTCTTCTTTAGGAAGATTGACTTTAGACCTTGAGATTGTCAACAATAATCTTGATAGAATTGCATCAATTATTCTTCAAGATTATAAAGAAACTCAAGATACAAATAAAAAAGAAATAGAAGATTTTAGAAAAAGAGTTGCAAATAGAGGTAGATTATTTGGTAAGAAAGAGTTAGGAGATAAGAAATCTGATGTTCTTGGTGCAGTTAAAAAATATGTAGGGTCATTCTTTAGTGGTGCTGGAGGTGCTATCAGAGCACTCTCTATGTTTAATTTGATGCAGGGGATTTTATCTGGAGACCCATCTAAAATTATTGGACCACTTCTTGGAATAGGATTAACATATCTTCCTGCTATTGGTGCTGGAATTGCTGGTGCAGTAGCAACATCTTTGGTTGGGAAGTTATTTGGAGGTGGGGCAGCAACAAGAGCAGCAGCATCAGCAGCTCCTGCAGCAGCTGGAGCAGGGGGAGCACTTGGAAGATTGGGTAAATTTGGTGGAAGAGCTGCACTTGTTGGTGGAGGAATTGCATTAGCAAGTAGTATCTTCAATAGACCACAAGAAGATCAATCACAACAAAGATTAGAAGAACTTACA